TTGGCGGCACTTCTTCTGGCATTTCGATGCCTAGATCGAATGAGCTGATTAAAAAGTTTGGTTATGAGCCGGTTGGCTCTCAGTATAGGAAGGTTTTGTAATGGGTGGATGTTTAGACTTTACGCCAAAAGACACAACGCGCGACGAAGGTGCTCCTAGAGGTTCCACTATGAACGCACCTAAAAACAGTGCGACTGACGATCTTTTAATGGATATTGGCATTAAAGAGAAGAACGATGTTTATGATCGTGATTTGGCTGAACGGCAGGCAAGATCTATGGCCGCTGTCGAACAAATGATGAAGAGCGACAACGATGATCCTGTTCCTGTGGCAGCGGTTACTGCAACTGACACCGCAACTGACACAGCCGCAGACACAACCACTACGCTTGATACCGAAACTGACACTGCCTTGACGGAAGTTGAAACGATTAGTCAGGACACGTTTAGCGAAGACGCTGATTTTGTTGGCGAGGCTGATCCTGTTTCATCTGTTGGCACTGCTGCTGGCGGGGCTGCCCAGGCTGCTGCTGCAAGTGCAACCTCTGTTGGCCCTGCTGAAGATGAGGCGATTGACCTTATGAAGAAGGGGCGCCGATCAACTATTCTTACGACACCTAGCGGTTTGCTTGGTTCTGGCGAGGAAGACAAGAAGACGCGGCGCCGCCGGTCATTGATTGGATAGCATTATGCTTATTAAGAAAAAGAAGCTGAGCAATATTGCGGGGATTATGGGCGGCAATGCTGCCCAGCCTGCTGCGTTGCTTGGGCAATCTACTGTTGATCCTTTGGAGCGTGCGCAGCAAAAGATGGCTGGTCGGACGCAAGGCGGTGCGGTTGAGGGTGTTAAGGATTCCAAATCGCGCCCTAAGCGTACATTGATGACAAGTTATGGGATAAAATAATGGCAGAAGTAAAACCCTTAGTTGCTCGGTTAGATAAGCGATACAAGACGTTACAAAGCCAAAGAACCAATTGGGAGTCCCACTGGCAGGAGCTTGCTGATTTCATGCTGCCTCGTAAGGCGGATATTACCAAGAAGCGAACCCAGGGCGACAAGCGCACTGACTTAATATTTGACGGCACGGCAATTCACGCTGTTGAGTTGTTGGCGTCTTCGTTGCATGGCATGCTGACTTCTCCAAGCACTCCTTGGTTTTCAATGCGTTACCGCGACACCGCCTTGCAGCGAGACGATGCTGCGAATGAGTGGCTAGAGATCTGCATGGATCAGATGTACCAGCATTTCAATCGTTCTAACTTTCAGCAAGAAATCCATGAGCTGTATTATGATTTGGTTGTTTTTGGCACGGGGTCTTTTTACGTTGAGTCTGAAGGCGATGGCTTGCGTTTTGCGTGTCGCCACATTGCCGAGGTTTGCATAAGCGAAGATCCTAGTGGCAGGGTTGACACTGTTTACCGTAAGTTCAAGTTAACGGCCCGTGCGATTGCCATGCAGTTTCCTGGTGCGAAAATGCCGCGTCAGGTCGAAAAAGATTTAAAAGATGATCCTTATAAGGAGCATCAAGTAATCCACGCTGTCTTTCCGCGCAGCGAGGCGTCTGGCAAGTTAGCCAAGAACAAGCCTGTCGCGTCTGTTTATTATTTGGCTGACAATCGTGAGCTGCTTTCCGAGGGTGGCTTTGACGAATTTCCGTTTATGTGTCCGCGCTTTGTAAAAGACAGCGTCTCTACTTACGGCAGATCGCCGGCGATGACTGCCTTGCCTGACGTTAAGATGTTGAACAAGATGTCTGAAACTACGATCAAGGCGGCTCAAAAGCAGATTGATCCGCCTTTAATGGTTCCAGATGACGGTTTTATGATGCCTGTGCGTACTACACCAGGCGCGTTAAACTTTTACCGCTCGGGGACACGGGATCGGTTGGAGCCTTTGAACATTGGCGCAAACAATCCTTTGGGCTTGAACATGGAAGAGCAGCGTCGAAATGCGATACGTCAAGCTTTTTATGTGGATCAGTTGCTGTTAGGCCAAGGCTCCAACATGACAGCAACTGAGGTATTGCAGAGGAACGAGGAGAAAATGCGTTTGCTCGGCCCTGTTTTAGGACGGTTGCAGGCCGAGCTACTCCAGCCGCTGATCGACCGTTCCTTTGCTTTACTTCTCAGAGCTGGCCTACTTCCAGAGCCGCCTGAAGAGTTGCAAGGGCAAAGCATTGATATAGAATACGTTTCTCCACTTGCCAAGGCTCAAAAGCTTACAGACTTGCAGGCTATGCTGCGCGGGTTTGAGATTTTGCTTCAGGTTAGCGAGGTTGCTCCTGTTACTGATTACTTGGACGGCGACAAGATGGTTCAGTATTTGGTTGAGACAGCAGGCTTGCCGGCCCGGGTTATCAGGGGTTCTGATGAGGTTGAGCAGGTTCGCAAGGAGCAGGCCGAGCAGGCTCAGGTTCAGGAGCAGATGCAGCGTGAGATGATGGCGTCTGAGGCTGCTGGCAATGTTGCGCCTTTGGTTAAGGCCACTCAGGGTGGTGGTCAATGAAGCAAATAGACGATCTGAAGTTAGCTTACCGGCGCACCTTTAATACAGAGGATGGCGCAAAAGTTTTAAGTGATCTTAAATCCAGGTTTGGATATGAGACAACCACGTTTTCGGACAATCCTTATGAAACTGCATTTAATGAAGGTCAGCGCGCAGCGGTGCTGCTGATTGTCCGTATGCTGACCGAAGAGAAGGAAAAACGATGAGCGAAGAGGCAATCCAAGACACTGGATCTCAAGAAGTCGCAGGGGGTGCAGAAGCTGCGCCTGTAGGATTTTTGGACAGTTTACCAGAGGATCTGCGTGGCGAGCCGTCACTGCGGACGTTTACAGACCCAGCCAGCTTGGCGAAAAGCTATGTGAACGCGCAGCGCATGATTGGCGCTGATAAAATTGCAAAGCCTGGTAAGAGCTGGACAGATGACCAGTACAATGAGTTTTACAATTCTGTTGGCCGGCCAGAAAGTGCTGACGCTTATGAAATGAACTTAGGCGATGGCATGAACGAAGATGCTATCTCTGGCCTAAAGCAGGCTATGTGGGAAGCTGGGTTGCAGCCTCGCCAGGTAGATCGCATTGCTAAGTTTATCAACGAGACAGGTGAGACATCTGCGGCAGAGGCTGAGAGTCGCGCAGAGAGCGCCGTATATGAGTCAAAGCAAGTTCTGCGGCAAGAGTTCGGCCAAGCGTATGAACAGCGCATAGAAATGGCTCAGAAAGCCGCCAAGACATTGCTGGGCGAAAAGGGCATGGACATGTTCGGGGATGTGCAGCTTTCGGATGGCCGCATGCTTGGAGATCACCCAGAAGTTATAAAAATGTTTTCTGCCTTGGCAGAGCAGATTGGAGAAGACAATTTGGTTGGTGAACCAACTGAGCTTGTAATGACTCCAAATGAGGCTCAGTCTCGAATTACAGAGATGACTAGACGAGATGGCCCATATTTTGATAAGATGCACCCAGAGCATAGCGCATACGTTGAAGAAGTGCTAAGGCTCAGAGAGTATCTATAGTGGAAAACCGTAAGGCCCACGACATCAAACCTGTGAGACAGGTGGACTAACTGGCCTAAGCAGTAGCACGGCCCCGCCAGGGATAACCAAGCGCAGTAACATTAACTGAAACAAAGCTAAGGAGGACATCATGTCCACTCAAGTAACTACAGCTTTCGTCAATCAGTTTTCGTCAAATATCCAAATGCTGTCTCAGCAAATGGGTTCTCTGCTGCGCAACGCAGTGGATGTCGAAAGCGTAAACGGCGAAAAAGCATTTTTCGATCAAGTTGGAGCAGCCGCTGCTGTTCTTCGTACAACCCGTCACTCAGATACACCGTTGATTGATACGCCGCACTCGCGCCGTATGGTCACAATGTCTGACTACGAATATGCTGACCTGATCGACGATCAGGACAAGGTTCGTATGCTTGTCGATCCAACGTCCACATATTCCCGTGCCGCCGCGGCTGCTATGGGTCGGGCTATGGATGACGTTATCATCACTGCGGCTTTGGGCGACTCGCTCACAGGCAAAGATGGCTCGACAACTACAGCGTTTGACACAACAAACAATCAAATCGCTGCTGGCGCTGCTGGCTTAACATTGGCGAAATTGATTGAAGCCAAGGAAATCCTTGATGCTGGCAATGTTGATCCATCTATCCCACGTTACATTGCTTGTTCGCCTAAGCAGGTCACTGATCTGCTGAACAACACAACTGTAACTTCAAGCGATTACAACACTGTAAAAGCTTTGGCGATGGGTGAAATCAACACTTTTGTTGGCTTCAACTTCATTGTTTCAAACCGCTTGGGCGTTGACGGCTCTTCTGACCGCCGTTGCTTCGCATGGGCTGAAGACGGCATCAAAGTCGCTATGGGTAAAGAGCCTACAGCGCGCATTGATGAACGTGCCGACAAGTCTTACGCAACTCAAGTTTACTACTGCCAAACTCTTGGTGCGACCCGCATGGAAGAGTCTAAGGTTGTTGAGCTTTTGTGCGTAGAATCATAAGGTTTAAGGGGCGGTTCGCCGCCCCTTAAATTCACATGGAGAGAGCTGATGACCAGTACGGTTGATATTGCAAACTACGCGCTGAACAGCTTGGGTGCGAATAACATTTCAAGCTTTGAAGAAAACAGCAAGCCAGCGCGCCTAATCAACCAAAGGTTTGATAGTGTCCGCGACAGCGTGTTTCGTGCGCATCCTTGGAACTGTCTTTTGCGCCGCGCAGAGCTGGCAAAGGAAAGCGATTCCCCTCCTTTCGGATATGCAAATCAGTTTGCTTTGCCGACAAATCCATACTGCCTTAGAGTTCTGGAGTTTAGCAACGGAAATTTGTCATACCCGCAGGATAACATGTTTAGCAACACTGGCGGCCCTGTGTTCGTTATTGAAGGGCGAAAGCTGCTTTCTGACGAAGGCGTTGCCAAAATAAAATATGTTGCTCGGGTCACAGACCCTCAAGAGTATGATGCCAATCTGATTGACACTTTGGCAGCGGCTATAGCGTTTGAGGTCAGTTACGCTATTACTGGCTCCAACACTGTCAAGCAAATGATGGCGGCAGAATACTCTGACAAATTAAAACAAGCCGCCTTTGTTGATGGCACTGAAGGCGCGCCGCAGCGCCTGGAAGCAAGCGAATTTATTGAGTCGAGGTTCTAATGGCGCGATCAGCCCCAGCGATTAGCACGTTCACAGCAGGAGAAATCAGTCCGCGTCTTGAGGGGCGCGTTACGATTGAGAAGTACCGCGAGGGTCTGTCAGAGCTTACAAACATGATAGTGCAGCCTCATGGTGGCGTTACGCGCCGCCCAGGCACAGAATATTTGGGTGAGGTGAAGGACAGCTCAAGCATTACTCGTTTGATACCTTTTGAGTTTAAAACAGCCGACACATATGTTTTAGAGTTTGGCGATCAGTACATGCGGGTCTTCCGCAATGGTTTGCAGGTTCTTGTTGATAGTGCAAAGAGTGTCTCAAGAATCACAAAGTCTGATCCTGCCGCTTTCACAAGCTCCAACCACGGCTTCAGCGATGGCGATGAAGTTTACCTTTACAATGAAGGTGGTGGCATGACCGAGCTAGTTTCTCGAAACTATCTTATTGCAAATTCTGCAACTAACACGTTCACGCTGACTGACTTGTTTGGAAGGTATGTTGATGCGACAAGCTTTACCACCTACACCGGTTCAGGAGTTAGCGTTGACAAGCTGTTTGAGGTTGCAACGCCCTACACATCCGCGCAGGTAGGCGATGTGCGCTTTGCACAGTCTGCGGATGTTATGTACTTGGTGCATCCAAGCCACGCTGTCCGCACATTGTCTCGCACCGATCATAATGCTTGGACGTTTAATACTCCCACCATTAACGAAAACAACACGCCAGTTCTCACTAGCGTCGACAATTACCCTAGTGTTGTCACGTTTTTTGAACAGCGGTTGGTTTTTGCGGCAACTAACAACAATCCTCAGACGTTGTGGTTTTCTAAAAGTGCTGACTATTTAAATTTTCACACTGGCACTTCTGACGATGATGCTCTGATCTACACCATTGCGTCCAACAAAGTAAACGCAATCCGTTACCTGTCAGCTACTCGAATACTTAACATTGGAACATCTGGCGGTGAGTATGTGCTGACAACAACTAATGGTGGGCCTGTTACGCCTACGCAGACAGTGATCCGCAAGTATTCTAACTATGGCTGTATTGACAGCGAAGTTGTCCAGGTTGCTGACGTTACCTTGTTTGCCCAGCGCGGAGCGCGCAAGGTCAGGGAGTTTCGTTATATAGGCGAGGTGGATGTTGCAGGTTATGCAGCCCCAGACATTACAATCCTGTCTGAGCATCTAACTGAAGGCGGCATAAGAGAGTTTGCTTATCAGCAAGAGCCTGAAAGTATTATATGGGCGCGCCGCACTGACGGCACTTTGCTTGGATTGACCTATCGGCGTGAAGAAGAAATTGTTGCGTGGCACAAACATATCATAGGCGGAGCGTTTGACGGTGGTCAGGCTAAGGTTGAAAGCATTATCACTTTGCCGACAGATAGCGGTGAGGATGAGCTTTACATGATTGTTAAGCGCACGATCAACGGCGTCACCAAGCAGTATGTTGAAGTGATGAAAACATTTGACTTTGGCAGCGACACGACTGCTGCCTTTTTTGTGGACAGCGGTTTGGTCTACTCAGGATCTGCAACCACAACTCTTTCTGGCCTGTATCACTTAGAGGGTGAAGATCTTTCGATACTAGCGAATGGCGCTACACATGCTGGAAAGACAGTTTCAGGCGGCGGTGTGACGTTAGATTTCTCCGCTACAACGGGCGCCGTTGGGTTTGGCTACACCAGTGAAATGCAAACACTGCGCTTAGAGTCTGGGTCTCAGGATGGCACTTCCCAAGGCAAGCCAAAGCGCATACACGACATCACTGTGCGATTCCATGAAACGGTTGGTGCAGAGGTGGGCAGCGATTCGGAAAGTGCGGATAGAATATTTTTCCGCGACAGCTCTATGAATATGGATGAAGCTGTGCCATTATTCACAGGAGACAAGGAAATCGAGTTTGAAGGCGGTTTCGTTGACGGTGATCGCATTTATGTGCGGCAATCACAGCCCCTGCCAATGACTGTTCTGGCGCTATATCCGCGCATGAACACATTTGATTTGTGAGGTGATTGAGTATGTTTGAGATCTTAACTCTTGGGGCAACAGTCCTTAGTGGGCTGAGTGCAAAAAGCTCTGCGAACAAAGCTGCTGCCGCTGCTGCAAGAGTTGGTGAGTTTAACGCTGGCCTAATTGAGCGCGACATTGACTTACTTGAAAAGCAACGTGAGATCATTAACCGCAATGCAGTTTTGCAAGAGCGGGTTGATCGGTTTCGTTTTAGGGAAGCTCAAGGCTCTGTTGTCGCTCAGTACAGCGGAGCTGGCATAGACATATCTCACGGCACTCCAATGCGAGTTTTGCGTCAGGCTGCGCGAGAGTTTGAGTATGACCAAGCTATCAATGATTTTAATAACACGGTCACAAACATGCAGATCAACGATCAGCAAGAAAGTTCTAGGCTGAGTGCTGAACTGTCGCGCATGGAAGGTGGGGCGCAAGCTGCGGGGCTAAGAGCGCAGGGAACAACAAGTTTGATCCAGAGCTTTGGAACGGCAGGTCGGTTTGCTTCCTCTAGTGGGATGTTCACATAATGAGAATACCAGTTTATAAATCACAGGGCCGCCCAACATCTGAAGCACCTGGCGCTCGTATCACAGCTAGGATGAATGCGCAGCCTTTCGTCCAGGCTGAATTGCAGAAAGGCGCCATTGCGACAGAGGTTGCAAACCAAGTTGGTGAATATGCCAACATGCGCTATAAGATGATTACCGAAACACAAAAGAACGAGGCGATCTTTTCAGCCAAAGAAGGCTTGATGGCTTTGTCTAGCCAGCTCGAAAAAGACAGGGATGTCGGAAACATTTTTGACGGTGAGCTTAAATATGCGCAGGGCGTCAAGAGCGTTTATGACCAAATGCGCGCTACTGTTGGCAAGAACAAATACGCGCTGCAAGATTTTGACAACAGCTTTCGCCAAATGGAAATACCTATTAAGTTTAGGCTGCAAGAGGTTATTGACCTAAAGATTGAAAAGCGCAGGCAGGCTGCACTGAAGGCTCGGGAAGACCAGCAGGTTTCTATTTATTCCAATCCTTTCCTAGATATTACATCTGATGAGCTTGCTCTGGAGCAGTCTCAATTACAATCTATGGTTGAGCAAGCTGTTAGAAACGGCGGTGTGAACCCAGAAATTATGGGCAATGTTAGCCAAAGAGTTTTGTCAAAAGCTTTTAAGAACCTTATCCCAGCATACGCAGGAACTGACCTAAACAAAGCAATAGGTCTTTCATCGGTTTTGAGCCAAATTCAACAGGTGCGTAATGGTAAACTGGAAGCGGAAGCAATGGTTGGAATGTCCACCTTGCCGCCTCATGTTCTGAATATGCTAATGGCTGTGCCGGCTGAAGAGGCCAATGCAGTTGTGCAGGACACAATACAAATGGCCTCAACATTCTTTAGCGCCAAAGAAAAAATAGACGATGAGTACGAAGAGGAAATAGGTAAAAACAACACACAAGCTTATAACCTTCTTGTTTCATTGGACAGCACAGACACTGTTTCTAAGTCCACATTGCAGCAAGTTTTAAATCCTGCCATCTTTGAAAGGCTTGTTGATAGTTACGAAGAAAGAGGCATTCCTTTCCAAAGTCTGTCAGGTTTAGAAGCTCAAGTGGTTTTACACGAAAGCTTAACTAGCCAAATGTGGGCCACCCCTGCGCAGCAAGAGGCGATGGAAGAAGCTATGTCAGTTTCTGAAGCACCTACGGCCTTTAGGCCTGCCGGCAAGGGTGATGCAGTTGTCTATAGTGAGCTTTATGGAACGGCAGAGAATGGCATGCTGACAGTTGCAGATCTTAATGCTAAAAGAAGCTCTTTGGACGTAGGCCAGTACAACGGCTTGCGGACAAAGATTGCAAATGAGGCGGATGAGGGGCTGGCTGTAGGTTCAAGGCTGCTTTCTCGGCATTTCCGTTATAATGCTCAAATGGCAATTGGAAGAGATGACAGGCTTGCTCAGGCATCTAAAGCAGCTTTTGAAAATGCTGACTTTGCTTTAAGGGATGAGTTTAGCCGCAGAGAGTCTGAAGGTAACCCCATGACGCTAGCGGAAATTCGTCAGTTTGCTATGGAAAAAAGAGATGAGTTTGACGTTATTTACAGGGAAGAGTTGAGAGCTGAGTATTTAAATTATGTTTCTTCTGGTCAATCACAAATAATTGGCCTGACGATAGACATTGCAGATCCTTTAAATTCAATAGACGCTTTTTATGACGGCCTTGAGGCCACCCAGCAAGAGCAACTTAGGGACAAAATTTTTGTTTTAAAATCACAAATCAAAGCAAGATACGCTAATCAAGGATTGTTTGACTAATGGCAGATTTATTGGGCAACGACACCGACTATGAAATGGACAAATACCTTGAGGCCAATCTTGTTGTTGAGGCTGGTATTAACCCTGCTATTGAAAAGAACAAGAAGAGCGTCTTTAACACCGAGACCAATACTCACGACATCCTTCTGCCCATGTCCCAAGGCGGGTACATAAAGATTGGTGAAGAGGGCGAAACGGTAGACCCTCCAAGATCCATACTGATCGAAGGCATGGAGTTTGGCCCTGAGACACCTGAGTTTCAACGCTACTACCCAGCGCCGCAACCAGAGGTTATGGAGACAGCTCCTGCTTCTCTTGTGGCGCCGACGACTGAATCAGCCCCCATAGAGGGCGCTATTTCGTTTGCCAACGAGCGCAAAGAAGCCACCGGCGCCATGCCAACTATGGAAGACTTTGACGCTGCCGGCTACACGCCTGACGTTGTGGAAGCCGCCGGCCTTATGGGGCCGCAGGAAGACTTAACTTTATCTCCAGATGAAATAGCGCGGAAGCTAGCAAGCGGGGAGCCTTTTCTTGTTTTTGGCGAGGGAGACCCTACGATTAGAGAAGCAGGGACTAGGTTTGTTGAAGACCTTGCCGTGCGACTTGCGACTGAGGGAATGCGAGCAGAGCTGTTAGAGGAGCAAGGAGTTAGCCCCAGTGTCATTGACGAGGCAGCGAATATAAGAGCTTCTGTAGAAGACGAAACTGATCCTAGTGTCATACAAGAGGCTGAACAAAGGGCAAGGGCCTTAATAGAGCAAGATGCGGCGCAGCGTAATGCTCAGGTAAATTTCCGCACTATTGACGAAACAATTAGAGCGGCAACTGGAGCTATGAGAAGCTCTGCAAGCGTGTACTCTAATGCGTTATTTGGCACGGGAGAGACAAACCCTTTACAGGTAGGCGTTGCAGATTTCGCCACTTTCGGAGCTTTGGACATTCAAGAAGGTTATCGAATGTTTAATCAGGGCAATCAAGGCGCTCCTATTAGCCCTCTTTACGCGACAACGGGTTTAGCACTTGACGCCGCATCTTCCGTTGCGTCAGCGTTTGGATCTGATGATGGAGCCAGTGGAAGCTTCCAAAGATTGATGGGGCTGGGTCTTATGACAGCAGGCTTGGCCGAGGCTACTGTTGTTGGCAAGCCAATTGCAGCTCTTATGAAAAAAGGCTTTAAAGTGTTAGAGCCTTCTTTAATCAAGGCAGGCGCAGAGGCCGAGCAGCGCATAGCGCAAGAAGGCTCAACAATGTTTAGCAATCCTGTTGGGCCTATAGTAGATCGGGGTCTTGCTGCGGCTGGTAAGCTGGCTGCGCCAGATGTGACTGATGGATTGCCTGGGCGAATTTCAACCAGACTTCCTACGGCGAAAGCGTCAACAGAAGACCCAATGGCAGGGGATCTTATTGTTGGCCTAGAAGAAATGAGGGCTGATCCAAAACTATATGAGTTTAATGTAAACATCACTAAAGATTACCCCAACATGAAAGTTGTTAAGGGTGAAGGAGTTGACGAAACATCTGAACGCTTTATAGCTCATGTGACAGACAACTTGCTTTACCTTCACGATCAAGTCCCTGAAGCGACTAGGGTGAGGAGCCAGAAGTGGTACGATGGGGCTAGAGCGATTACTGATCGCTGGTCAAGCGAGTACAACGTGCCTGACACATCTATTGCTGGCGCGCTTGCAGCCTTGTCGCCCCAAAAAGATTGGTATCAAAACGTCAGTTTGGCGCAGCGAGTTCTTGATGTTTCCGTAAAACAGAGAGACTTTAAATTTGCTGATGACATGGAGCAAACATTCAGATCGTTGCCATCTTTAAATAAACCAAAATATGAGCCTATGTTGGAAGCCATAAAAGGCAAATCTTACGCAGAAATTGTTGACGAAGATCCCGCAGTCCAATCAGGATTACGCGCTTTATTTGTTAGGCTTTACGATCAAACTTACAATTCACCAGATTACAAAGTTGTCGGCCCAGAAGGCGATTTCTTGCAAACAGCCACTAATGCTGATGGGCGTCCTAGCAAGGCAGCTTGGGGGTCGCTAAACGAGATTGGCAAAGCTGTTGCTTCGATTGACGTTAACGGGGATGTAAGCACGATCTCTAGGTTAATGGGTGAACGGCATAAGGTAAGAAACTTTTATAACAATATATATGATCCCAACTCTCCGTTTGGTGATGTAACAATTGACACCCATGCTGTGGCTGCTGGCCTTTTGCGCCCATTGTCAGGAAACTCTCTTGAAGTTGACCACAACTTTAAAAACATGAGCGTCAAAGGAAGAGGGACAACAAAAGGGTCTAGCAAAACAGGCGTTTCTGGAAACTACGGACTATATGCGGAAGCGTATAGACGGGCAGCGGCTGAACGTGGTATCCTGCCACGGCAGATGCAATCAATAACTTGGGAAGCGGTACGCGGATTATTTACAGATAAGTTTAAGCAAAGCGCAAAAAATGTCTCTGATGTTAATGCAATCTGGCAAAGATACAAAGACGGCGAAATTGATTTGAACGAAACGAGGAGGTCGGTAGATGAACGAGCAGGCGGAGTTAACCCCCCAACTTGGGAATGACGATAGTGTTGTCGCGCTAATGAAAAAGTTTGGCTTGCCTATGACGCGAGACCAATACCTTGAATTGGCTTTTATGGGCGAAACAGTAAAATTGGGCGCAGAAGAAGAAGTCGGAATCCCTGAGCAGTTTCAAGAGAAGTGAAGTAAATGGCATTTGATCCAAACCAGGTAGCACAAGAGCAAGAGGCCAAGCAGCGCATCACTGCGGTTGGCCAGCCAACTGAGTTTGCCCAAGGCCCAGAGCAAGAGGGTGTGCAGGTAGCAGGCGTTGGCAAGCTGTTTGACCTTCTTAACAAGCTTGACCCAAGTGTGCGGCCTGATCCCCCTAAGCCCAAGCCTGTTGGCCCTGAAGCCGCGCGTGTGATGACGCCTGATGAGATCGCGGCAACGCCGGCGTTTGATCCGTCTGTTGCTCCTAGAATGCCTACACCGCAAGAGGTGGGGCTGGTTCCAAATCAAGGCGCCTTTTCGGAAAGCGCAACCAAGCGCGCTCTTGCCGGCCAGGTTCTTAGCCCTGAAGGTGTGGCAAAGTTTGAAGAGCGTGGCCTCAAGGCGCCTGGTATTGGTCAAGAGGCGCCGACAGATGTGCTGCAAGACGCGCAAACTGCTTTGGCTGATGACGCTGCCGAGGCAGAGCTAGCCGCGACTAATGTTAGGAAAGACGCGCAAAAAGCTCTTAACGCAGAGGTAAGAGGTTTTAAGCCTGAAACAGGCACTGCTTCTGATGAGGTTGCTCAGGCAGTTCTAAGTCGCCTTGATGTAAAGAAGAACAACATTAAATCCTTGCAAGACGGCGGTGATTTTAACTTTGACTACATCGACACGGCTGATGATGTTAAGGCAATCATCACAGCAATTGGCGACAACTTTAAAGGCGAAACAGCCACTATAACCAGAGGCACTATATCCAATAAGGAAACAATAAAAGTTTCCAAGGAGCTAGTTGCTGATGAGATTGGCTTAACGCGCAGCCTGCTTTCTCGCAGAATAGGCGAAGGAGGCATGACGGCAGAGATGTTTGTTGCATCTCGTGAGTTGCTAATAAGAAGCGCAACAAAGCTTGAGGAGTTAGCAAAGCTGATTAAGAGTGGCCAAGGAACAAATGCCGACAGACTTCGCTTTCGCAGGCAGCTTGCCATTCACAGCGGCATTCAATTGCAGCTCAAAGGCGCTCAGACAGAAGCAGCTCGGGCATTGCAGTCATTTCAGATCCGAGTTGATGGAGAGCTAGACGCCACGCGCTTTGGCGAAGAGGCCACAAGGCTTCTTTCTGAAAGCGGATCTGCCGGCGTCACAGACGCATTAGCTGTTGCTCTGTTAAAGGCTGCAAAAGAAAATCATGTGCAGGGAGTTAACCAAGTCGCCAATGTTGGCAAGTATGCCAAAACAAAGCAGATGGTGCATGAGGCTTATTTGGCTGGCCTGTTGTCATCACCGGCCACGCAAATGAAGAACATAATTGGCACTAGTGCTTTTATGCTGTTTCAGCTCCCAACTGAAGTTATGGCCGGCATGTATGGCAGTGTAATTCGATCTGCGCGAAAGCCTTTTGGAGAAGTGTACGCGCCTATTAGTGAAGATCAAATTTACATGGAAGATGCCCTTCTTCGCTTAAAGGGGTGGTCGGACGCTTGGGGCGACGCAATGAAAGCGGCGTCAATTGCTTGGCGTACAGAAATGCCTTCTGGAGCAAGCAAGTTAGATATTGAGAATTACGCAGCCACTTCTGGGTCTGACAGTAGTTTTTTTGGTAGATCTCTTGATGAATTGGGCAAGCGGATGCGGATACCATTCCGCCTATTGCTTTCGGCCGATGAGTTCACCAAAACCATTTCCCAACGCGGCGAGTTTTACACATCTATAAACAAGCGTTATCAACACGCATTGCGGAAAGGAATGACCGAGCAAGAGGCTTTGGATGAAGCCGGCATGATGATGCTTGATCCAGGCTCTGTTGCAGATGATTTAAATTACAAAGCAAAGTTTGACACGCTGCAATCCGACTTAGGTGTTATGGGTGAATATGCTGGAAAGTTTCAGCGCACTTTAGCAGGCCGGTTTATCATGCCATTCGTTACAGCTCCAACGAATGCGTTGTTGCGCACAATGGAATATACACCATTTAGCAAAACATCCTTCGATGCACTTGGCGCTAACGGGCCGCGCGCGCAACAACTTGCCCTCGGCAGATTAACTGTTGGTGGCGCAGTTATAATGACAACACAAAAATACGCACACGATGGCCGCATTACCGGCGGCATGCCAAGCGATCAAAAGTCTCGGGACGCCCTGCCGCCTGGGTGGCAACCTTATAGTTTCGTTTTAAAAGGAAAAGGTTTCCCAGAGGATATGCCGTTGTATGATGCTTTCGGCGCTCCAAATGGCCCTTTAATGTATGTAAGCTTCCAAGGGTTTGAGCCTGTTGGCGGGTTACTCGCAATTACGGCTGACACAGTTCAACGCATGAACCTGACAAGTGATCCTGAGCTGCAACAAAATCTTGGAGCAGCAGCGATGCTTGCCACTGCTAATTATTATAAAGAGCTGCCAATGCTGCAAGGAATTGCTGATATGGTTGCTTATATGGACGGCTTTGACCCAGCAAAAATTTCACGCAGCTACGCAGAGAGCGCAAGCCCAATTGGCGTTCCAAATCCACTAAGCTCATTGCAGCGCATGTTTGCGCGGCTTGCTGATCCGACAAGGGTCAAGCCTCGGGAGGATATTGAGTATTACACAATTGAAGATGTAAAAAAGATTGTCATTGACGAAGATGGAAACGAGTCTTTTGCATACCCACTTGCAGACGGGACGCCAAACTATGCTATTGTCGGTACTCCCAAAGGAGACTTAGGGACAAATTTTCGTGCGTATCTTACAGAGGTCAGCGCGCTACAATCCAAGGACAGCTTCATTCGGGATGAGCGCGACTTAAACGCTGTTGTATATGATACACTAGGCAACGCAAAAGGATCGGATGAGTTTAGCTTTGCCGCCAATCCAGGCGCCGCGTTGTTTAGTAATATATCAGGCCTTCGCTTAAAGCGCGGCGATGAGCTGGAAAATTACGAAAAAGAGCTGATCCGATTGCAGCGCATGACAAACAAATGGCCTTTGACCAACCCACAGAAAATGGGTCAAATCAAACTTAGCTACGGCATGCAGTCTGACTTGGTAAATCTGGCGAAAAATGAAATCCGCATTAACACCCCAGGCTTTGGGTCGCTGGATTTTAGGCAAACTATTATGGCAGTAACTGGATCTGACCAATATAAAGGTATCCCAGATAAAGCCAAAGTAACGATGCTTCGTTCAATAAACCAAAAATTTATAGAAGCAGGGTTCTTGGCGTTGCTTGAAAACCCAGAATATGCAAATATGCGGCAAGCATACGAGCAGGTCGAACAGTTAAAAAACGAGGGTCGTAGATAATGACAGTATCGAGCAGCACAAACCGAGCAAGTTATAGCGGCAATGGATCGCTTGCAACTTTTGCGTATGGCTTCAAGGTTTTCGACCGGGACGATCTGACGGTTATCCTTCGAGCCAGTGATGGCACAGAGACTGTCCAGACGATTACAACCGATTACACTGTGACGGGCGTTGGCGATGTCGGGGGCGGCAACGTAGTGTTTGGCACTGCACCGGCGTCTGGAGTTACTGTTGTTATCATTCGGGAACAGCCCCTCACCCAAGGGCTTGACCTGGTTCCCAATGATCCGTTCCCTGCGCAAAGCTTGGAAGAGAGCTTGGACAAGCTTACATTTGTTGACCAAAGATTAAGTGAGTCTATAGATCGCGCGCTGACGTTCAGTGTCGGTGACTTTGTTACTGACGCGACACTGCCTTTTAAAGAGCAGCGTGTTGGTAAGGTTTTGGCATTTAACGAGACAACCGGCGACCCAGAGGCTGGGCCTAGTATTGCTGATACTCAGTCTGTTGCAAATGCCTCTGCTGACATTAAGACTTTAGCGGAGATCCAAGATGGTACGGTTGCCACTGATGCTATTACAAACGTAAATACAATACGCACGGATGTAACTACAGTATCCGGCATGTCTTCTAATGTAACAACGGTTGCTGGCAATACTACAAACATCAATACTGTTGCAGGAAACAATGCCAACATTACAACTGTTGCTGGCATAGATAGCGATATAACTACTGTTTCGGGTATATCTTCCGATGTGACCACCGTTGCTGCTGACGGTACAGACATTGGCGTTGTTGCAGGTATATCTTCTGATGTGACTACTGTTTCCGGCGTATCGACAGAGATTGGTCGCTTGGGTACAGCTGATGCTGTATCTGATATGAACGCACTAAGCCCTGCGGCAGTTATCGCTGATATGGATTCTCTTGCTGATAATGTTAGTGCGATTACTGCTGTATCAGATGATATTGGCTATGTTATTGCTGTTGCTATAAACGCAGGAAACATTAATGACGTTGCCGGAAATGAAGCTGACATTACAACTGTTGCTAGTGATATATCTAACGTCAATACGGTTTCGACTAATATTACGTCCGTAAACACAAACGCTACAAACATTACTGACATTCAAAACGCTTCAACAAATGCTGCTACGGCTACAACTCAAGCAGGAATTGCAACAACACAGGCTGGTATAGCAACGACTAAAGCAAGTGAAGCATCTGTTTCTGGGGTTAATGCCGCCTCTTCTGCTACTGCCTCTCAGGCTGCTCGTGACACGGCTGAAGATTACAAACTAGCGGCTGAAGCCGCCGCCACCTCTGCAACCAACACTGCGTCTGCGCTTGCTGGTTTTGACCTCACAGCTATAGCCAAAGACATCAGCGACACAGCCGTAGACGTATTCGTGTACGACACCCGCAAGGACAGCGATGGCGGTGCATGGCGTAAGCGCACACAGAATACAAGCTGGTACAATGAGACACTGAACACTAGCACCCGTGGCTCTCGTAAGGAGTTCCCTGCGGTTGCTGTTATTGTGGCTGAGACTAATCAGGTTACGATCTACGATGGTGATGATCCTGATTTGCCTATGTGGATGGTGTTTAATATAAACGGAGAAAACAACTTCCTACTAACAGGCGTGAGTTCTATTACGTCCATCAACGGTAAAATTGCACTAGGAAACACAGGGAGTTATGCTCGCCTAATGTTAGTGGATTTTCTCGCAGAGGAAAGTTACTGGATAACATCAAACAGCGTTACGGTAAAACAACAAGGTATTGCAAGCCGTAATAGCACAACTGTCAATGTAAACTCTTCTAACTATGGAACTATTGTTAATTCCGCAGTCAACGATGTAGCCATGACCGTTCTGCCCAACGCCCCGATTGATGCTGCTACAGGATTGCCTGTGCCGACTATTGCGGTGGCGACGAATGGTGGCGTGAGTGTTATTAAGGATGATGGGACTGTTGTTGATATTACAAACACGTTTGCTAATTATAACCGCTGGTCTTCTGTAAAAATTACAACCGATAACAAGTTAATAATAGATGCAAGTAATGTTAACCTTACTAATAATATCACACACGTTGTTGATATGCCTACAGCAGATGTATCGGCACAGCTAGTAAACGCTAGATTTACTGCCCTAAACGGAAGATATTATCACTCTGATAGTAGTATCCCCAATATATCACTGGGGGGTACGTTTGAACCCTCAATAGCACCTATGCAAAAAGACCAATTTGCAATGGGCGGTGACAATGCTAGCTACGGACTTGATATAATAGCGGAAGCACCTGAGACAGTAAGTGGTATTAGCAGCAGTGCGATGATCGCTTACATTAAATCAGACTACAACACAGGCTGGATGAACGGCGACATCAAACTAGCCACCTTGTCCGACACCGATGATACTGACGTTACTGGCAGTGAGTTGGTGACGAATGGTACGTTTGCTAGTAATACTACTGGGTGGAGTGCTACTAATTCGGGCATTTTATCCGTAGACTCCGCTAGACTAAAAGTTACCAACGGAATTGCGAGTGCTGGTCGGGCGCACCAAGCTATTACAGTCGAAGTAGGAAAAACGTACACGATTAGCGTGGAAGGTTTGCTAGGAACATCTGGGCCAAATATTAGAATTGGTAATGCTGCAAATGGTGCAGATTATGGAAGTTCAACAGCGGCTGGGTTAAATTCGTTCACCGTTATTCCTACGCAAACAACTATATACATAACGCTAAAACCTAACAGCAACACAAACGGAAATACTGCTCTATTCGACAACGTCTCAGTACGCCTAGCCGAAGAAGACCGCAGTGTGAACGGCAACGGTCTACAAGTGTTCGGCACTGTGACCAAAACCCCTGTGGCTACTGGTGCGGATTTGGTGGCGTATAGTGGGTTTAGTAGCAGTAACTATCTTGAGCAGCCTTATAACTCTGACTTGGACTTTGGGACGGGTGATTGCTGTGGCATGGCTTGGTTCAAACATGAAGCAACTGCTCTGACACGAACAATTTTTGATAGAGATAGTGCAACGACAGACAAAGCTATTAGCTTTGAGATAGCCGCTACAAATAGTTACCTTCAAATATCCTTGGATGATGGTACTGATCGTGTTTATGTCAACTCAGGTTCAGCCGTAGATGATGATACTTGGCATTTTGGTACATGGGTGCGCCGAGGAAGCACATTGGAACTATATGTGGACGGCGTCCTTAAAAATACAGGGGATGCTTCATCTGTAGACAGTATTTCAAGCACAGATGCGAGACTAAGAGTTGGTGATTACAGAAGGTCTGGGTTGTCTTTACCTTTTGGCGGCTCAATAGCCCTACTCCGCATCTCAGCCACAGCCCCATCCCCAGAACAGATCGCTAAAATCTACAACGACGAGAAGGTGCTATTCCAAGAGAATGCCCAAGCAACGCTATACGGCTCGTCTGATGCGGTAACAGCTTTGGCCTACGACGATAGCACAGAGTTGCTTCATGTCGGTACAAGCGCAGGACGTTCAGTCTTCCAAGGATTACGACGAGTAGACAACACAACCGATGCAGTCGGTGCAGCAATCAGTGCCTCTAATGGCCTAGTAGCAGAGGATTGATAGATGACAGTTAAAGTATCAAAACCAGCCGTAAACCTTCGGGAGGAACTGGCTGATCTAAAGAAACCCACAGGTATAGCTGGAGAGGCTATGCTTCGTGCGGAGACACCACAGGAACAGTTTAACCTGATTGGTGCAGGGCGTAGGAACCTGATTATCAATGGTGATATGCGGATTGCACAGCGGGGAACGAGTGCTAACATCACAGGCTACGGTTATCACACGGTAGACAGATGGCATACTATTGCCAACAGCGGTATGAATTACAATGTTACGATGTCACAAGAGCTTATCGCAGATGCACCCTTTGGGTTTTCGCATTCATTAAAGCTACTTACTACCTCAGCACAAACAACAGTATCTGGTGAAAACTACAGCTTGAGATATAGTATTGAAGGTAGTGACGTGAGACACTTAAAATACGGAACTTCTAATGCGGAATACATTACACTATCTTTTTGGGTAAAGTCTAACAAGGCAGGAACTTATAGCCTTCAACCTTATGCATTGAACACCGCAGGTAATGCTTCCTATTTAACTTCCTACACTATCACTAACCCAGACACATGGGAATATAAAAGCGTAGTAATTGAACCCAACACTAAACGCTCCATAAACTATACTGACACTACTGGTTTTTTTATAGATTTCAACTTAGACTCTGGGCCAGATGACATAGTTTCTCCGTACAACTGGGCTGTCGCAGGTGCTGCGAGGGCAGTGGAGGGTCAGGTTAGGCTACTAGACACGGTTAATAACTACTTTGAAATCACAGGCGTCCAACTAGAAGTAGGCAAAGTCGCCACGCCTTTTGAACACCGATCTTATGGGGAAGAACTGGCGTTGTGCCAGCGGTATTTCCAAGTTCTTGGTGGCTCTGGAACAAATTACACATTAGCCGCAGGTTTTACTTCAGGTACAAGTTTTTTTGGGTACGGCAAGTTAATAAAAACAATGCGAGTTTCTCCAACCTTTAGTGTTTCGGGTACAGTATCTGACTTCGGGTATACACACGTTGCCGTTGCTGCGGCTGCTAGTGCAACACCTTATGTTACAACTACCCCAGACACATACTTTATGCAGTTTGGCAGTAGTACATCAACTACTAACAATGCAGGTGCATACGCTAGAATTACAAGCCCTGGTACAAGCGCTCATTTTGATGCGGAGTTATAATTATGGATAATGTGAACATTACAACAGCCCAGTACATAACTGACACTGGCGGAGATACTAACTGCATCCAAGCCACTATTGACGGCACGGAAATGTCTGTCCCCCTAGACCCTGCAAACCGCCATTATCAGGAAGTCCTAGACGCAATCATTGAACAAGGCTCAGACTGCTTTGACGGTGATATTCCAGAAGAACTACAGGCAGCGGCAGACGAAAAGCAGTTCAACCAACAGCTTGCAGACTACCGTGTAGCAGTGGCCCGACTAGCACAGTATGTGGTCGCAGAAGGTCGCAATCAGGTCACTGAGATGCAGCCTACTGGTGAACAGGTGTTCAACGAAGAAACAATGGAAATGGAAGATGTGATGCACGATGTAATCACAGTCACAGCCATTGAACCTGTTGAGCCTACGGTCACACGCATGGTGTACTCTGAGGATGATCCTATGGCAGAGCCTGTAGAGGAAACGATTGAGAACCCTCTGATTACAACAGATGTAGCTGAACGTGCAGAAGCACAGGCTGTAGTGGATGGTACGCCACAAGAAGTTAAGGACGCCGACTAATGGATAAGAGAACAGTAGCATCAGCGCATGAGCGGATAGACGGTCTTGAGAAAGAAGTGATTGCTATGCAGACAGAAATGCGAATCCAATTCAAAGATCTGTTTGGCCGTGTCAAGCGCATGGAAGCAATTATGATCGGCACAACAGGCTTTATCATTGCACTCTTAGTGGCAGTGCTGACAAAGATGGGCTGACAAAATGATTGACCCGGTAACAGCGGTCGGTCTAGCTACTAGCGCCTTTAATATTCTGAAGCAGGGTATTAGTGCTGGCAAGGACATCCAAGAAATGAGCGGAACCCTAGCAAAATGGGGCTCCGCTTTTTCTGATTTTCAGTACGCTGAAGACAAGACAAAGAACCCTCCGTTCTACAAGATGATGTCTGACAATAGCTCAAATGCTATTGAAATCTTTGCTCATAAAAAAAAGATGGAGGCTATGCGTAAAGAGATTAAGGATCATATCTCCTGGACGTATGGCCCTTCTGCGTGGGAAGAAGTTCTCGCTATTGAAGGTGAGATGCGCAAGATACGCAGGGAAGAGGCTTATAAAAAACAAGAGATGATAGACAACGCTATCAACTATACCCTTGGTGCAATCATATTTGCCATTGCGGGGGCTGGTATAGTGACAGGCTTTTATTATCTTGGTCGCTATCAGGGTAAATGGTGATGTGGTTTTTAGTTTGGTTTCAAGTTATGAACAACAACATTGAGCATTATCAACTCAATCAGTTCACTACTGAGAATGAGTGCAGAGAAGCTCTCGAAGATGCAAAGGTCTTGATAACTACAAGCCAGACTACGGTGTATTGCTTTGAGGTTATACCAGAATAAGAAGGGTGATTATGTTGTGTATGACAAAGAAGGCAGGGTCGTTATCATTACGCACCACAAACACTACGCTATTAACTACGCTAGGAGTTTAGAAAATGACGTTTGATAAGTATGACGTAAATAAAGATGGCACTATCGACGAGGTTGAGTGGCAGAAGTTGGCGCTTGAGGATCGTTGGCGTGAGCTTTCTGATGCTGATGCAAAGCGGGACACACAGCGCCGTTTAACTATGGCTTGCGCTGCTGGTATGCTGCTCTACCCTTTCGCTATTGTAGGGGCCTCTGCGTTGGGCTTAGACACTGCTGCCGATCTCATTGCCGACATTGCAAGCGTGTATGTGGTGGCTGCTAGTGGTGTGGTCGTTGGTTACTTTGGATTCAATGCGATGGAGGCTAAGAAATGATACAGGCTCTGATCGGCCCAATCTCTGAACTTGCTGGCGGCTGGCTCAAAGGCAAGGCCAGCGCCCAGGCTGCATCCGCAAACCTGAAGCTAGTTGAAGCGGAGGCCAAGGCAACCATAATGAAATCGGCTGCTACGTCTGAAGCTGATTGGGAAAAGATTATGGCCCAGGGGACGCAAAGTAGCTGGAAAGATGAGTATCTTGTATTGCTTTTTTCTATCCCGCTTATCCTGGCGTTCTTGCCCTTTAAGTGGGCAGACGATGCCGTGACTAATGGCTTTGCGGCGCTGGAAAAAATGCCAGATTGGTACAGTTACACTTTGGGGGTAATCGTTGCCAGCAGCTTTGCAGTAAGATCAGCAACTAAATTTTTCGGAGGTAAAAAATGAAAGAGAACTTTGGATACTGTTTAAGAATGCTACTCAAGCACGAAGGTGGCTTTGTGAATCACCCGAAAGATCCAGGGGGGATGACAAATTTAGGTGTGACCAAGGCTGTCTATGACAAGTGGATCGGCCGCGAAAGCACCGAGCAGGAAATGCGCGACCTAACACCGGATGATGTGGCTCCGATATATAAGAAAAACTATTGGGACAAGGTGCGCGGTGACGATCTAGGAAGCGGCTTGGATTGGTGCGCGTTCGATTGGGCTGTTAATT